TCCGAACTCAAAGGAATTTTCCCTTTAGGTGTATAACGAATCGTTACACAGTTAATGTGTACCCTAAAAATTGCTCTGTGGGGATTTTTCTGATTAAGGAAAAATTTTTGAGAAGTCAAGGGGTAACGCCAAAAATTCACAAAAATTTTACATTTGAATTGTCAGATAATTAGTCAAATTGTTTCTAAGTTTTCTTAGAAATTCTCAAAACTCTCAAAAATTTTCAAGGTTTCCATTTCGTCATATTGCACAAATATACGCTTGTATTTTCTCCATGTTGCACAATAAGCACTCGTTTACCCTTTTGTACATATTGCACAATGGTTTCTCACAGTCCATTTTTGGTCACTTAATACCTGCATCTGGTCACATATAACCCTAAAATCGGCTCATTTTACCCCAAAATCGTTCGTGAGATTAGAAGTCCTACGAATATTCCCAAAGAAATCACGATTTACTTTGATGTTATACCTAGTACATAAGCCCTAATCCCACGGAAAAATGTGGAAATACCGTAGCACCAGTTTGGAACAGTGTACAATACTACACTATTAACCACTCTTTTCTGCCTGATGGATATGGAATTGTGTCTGATGTATCTACAATTCAGATTACTTTAGCACAGTACAGTGTCATATCGCAAATCAGACCGAATTTATTGTTGGATTTGTCAATTTGTCCAGTTTTGATGCGTTTAGCCACTAAACCTAGTTGTCTGTAAAGCAAAATGTGTCTATATATAGTGTGCATATTTATGTTGAAATACCACATATAGACGCTAATTTAACTTCACTCGTGAAACATTTATTTAATCCCTACTGTATCACTAGGATTATCAACCTTCTGTGAAACATTTTGTGAAACATTTTCACCACTCAAACGCTTCTTTTCGACCTCTACATCACTGACATATTCGGTCTTTTCCATAATTGTTTCCTTACTAATTGCTCCCATCTCTTGAAGTGCTTTCAGATTAGCAATCATTTCAGTAGATGCAACAGGCATAGCCACATTGTAAATGACTTCTACATCACTATCCACCTTAATTCCCTGCATACCAAGTATCTTTTTGAACATCTCAAATCGTTTCTGGAATCCAATATTGAGCCATTTCTTATTCTCATCAGCATACACACTTGCCATCATCAGTAAGATTTGCATACTAACTTCTGAGATATTCGCAATATTAGTGCTAGAACCTAATACAGATGGCATACAAGCCACATCATTAAGGAACTGCTTCATATTATCCAGATATAACTTGATTGAGTTATAATCCAATGAGCAATTAGCATACTTGAAATCTCCCACATCAAGGTTCATTACATAACCAACTGCATCAGCAGGAATAGAACTCTCTATACGCTGTCCAATAGCCACAGGCATAGGATTCATTACATTCACATAGATACTGTCACTCATCTTAGCCATAACATCTTCTAATGCGTCCATAATCGGCTTAATATCATTCAGTAAAGCCACACCGAAGTTATAATCCTCATCATTGAAATTATGATAATGGATAGGCAGACCAACACTGTTATCTGTTGATGTTAAACGCATTTCTCCACCCTCATTGTCCCAATGTTCAACATAGGTAGGATAATATACATTCCAGAATGAAATAGCCGTATATACGTCTGTCCAATGCTCTATAAAGGCAATATACTCACCCATATCGTCATATACAGGATAACTACAAGCATTATCAAGCACCTTACTCTTAATCGTTCCATTGTCCACATAGATTGCTTCATATGCGTCACCAAACTTATTTACACGGTCTATAATCTCATAGTCAACAGTAGCATACTGTCCTAACTTATAGATGTCATTAAATGTATTCAGTGTATGTTCATCATTGCAGGATAAAGCAGTCGGATGTCCTAATAAAAATGTATTATGGAACTTAATAACGGTCTTAGCATAGTTAATCACTGTTTTATTAACAACTAATGTCTTGCCCTTATACTGGCTGTCCTGACGCAGTAAAACCTTATGTCTGCCACTTAAATAATCTCTATTGGCAATAACATTACTTATCCTCTGTGCATGGCTGCCCTGAATGATTTCCTCTTCAAACCACTTAGGATCATTGCCATATTGTTTCTCAATATAATAATCTAATCTGTCCATTGTCTCTCCTTTCTAAAACGGATACCAGAACGCTGATTTCATTCCTGCAATACATAACCAACAAGCAGATACAAGGTCGTCATGTGAACCCACAACGGCATTAAATGCTCCGTTATCCTCTGCAACGAATGTTTTCATCTCTTCCAGTAAATCATTGCTCTGTATGTCAATCAGCCCCTTATCGAACCACTCACGCATATCATTGACCGCAATACTCTTGGTCTTGTTGTTGGTATCAAATCCAACCTTCCAAATGGTTCTCTTGAACTCGTCATAGCACTTATATTTGTACATATTCATATATTTCTTGTCGTATCTTAATCTCTCAATACAACTGTGACCGCCTGATGCTTTCTCCACCACGAGCAATCCTTTATTGTACCATCTACCCATTGCATCAATTATATCCGCAAATTCGTATGGCTTTACCTTATTGGACTTGAACTGAGCAACCTGTACACCATCCTTATCCGATACATAGATGGTAGAACTATCTCTCTTACCTCCAAGACCTTCAGCAACATCACAGCCGAGAACATAACGTATTCCCTTTTTGGGAATTTGCCACACCTTCAGATTGCGATTAGATACATGAGGTCGTAATACTTTGGGAATCCCAACTATCTTATCAAGTGATAATGGCTTGATGTTCTGCTGCACTATTGCTTGCTGTAATCTGATAACCTTATTGTTATCAAATACCGAAGAACCGCTTACAATACAACTCTCTTCAAATGTGCTTGGAAATTCTTCATGGAAAGCATCTAATGATGATTCAGATATTTTCCCTCTTCTCCATACCGCCTGTTCAGGTGTCATACCTAACTTGGCAAGAGATTTTTCTTCCTCATCATACTCATCTTCTGTGAGCATCTTACCGTTGTGTCTCGCTTTCCACGACTTGACCGCCAACTTGTACTGAGGTTCAAATAATGTGCGTCCATTTATCCAATTAAAAAAGAATGGCTTGAAATCATTCTCACCATTCCTTGCTTGCATATATGTACTTGTGAAGGAGTTGAAGCCCTTTGTCGTGCTTTCAATTATGCAGGTCGCAGATTCGGTTACTGCTTGCATAAGTGACTGCATCTGTCCTTCCTGATTCTTCCACATTGCATACTCAGACATATGCAAAACTCCGTTAATCGTGTCTCCACGGCACAAATCTTTGTTCCCTGCTGTCTGACATGATATTCTGCTACCATTCACAAAAGATAATTCCTGTCTGTTATTGGTCAACAGTTCTGGTCTGATACAATCAGGAAGAGAATAGAACATTTGCTTCAACTTACCGAATACTTTATTGGTACTCTCCTGAGAGTGCGATATAAGTACACAGGTCGTGTTAGGATGACACACACATCTTCTGATGGAAATGCCAGCACAACACACACTCAAACCCAATTGTCTGCTTTTTGAAATCACATTCTTATGAGCCAGTCCGTTAATAAATGCTTTCTGCTCAGGTGTTAATTTGAACGGAACTGTTTTACCAGATTTATCAATAATCTTGACAAAGGTTTCAATCCACTCAATCTCATGTTCATCCTGCCACAGCCAGTTTAACTTCTTGGCATTGGCTAAACTAATTTCCATTGATTGTCACCCCCTCTAGCAATCTGTCAATCTCACTCTCTGTATTCTTGTCTACACTCATCTTGTCCAGAATCTTATCCATTTCATCAACATACTTGGCACTGTTCACGTCACCAGACAATGCTTTCTTATTCATCTCTTGATAACGCTTCATAAAGTTATAACGCTTCATATACTGCAAATAGATAATCATTGCTTTCTGAACATCATCACGAATGAGCCAGTTCTGCTCCGCAAAATCTTCTGTTTTATTCCCACCGCTTTTACTTCTAAAGTTAGCATCTGATTTACAGAGTTCATCCCAACTGATTCTTTTGTTCGGATCAGAGTAATACCAACAAAGATATGACGCAAGATAGTTAGGAACAACCTCTGTTAATGCTTGCATAATTGTCTTTTCCTTTGTCATTAGTATTCACCTTCCTTTAATCCAATCCCACTTGCAATCATTTCACGTTCAGTTCTGAGTTCATAACTCATGCTTTTAATCAATTCCTGCTCTCTTAATTTCAAGAGAGATAAATAATTCTTTGCTTTATCCAACTCAGCATTATCAATAGATTCTGCAACCTTGCCATATGCTTTCATATAATCCTTTGTGTCCACGAAATAAGTTAATTCTTCAAATGTTTTCATTTTATGTTCCTCACTTTCTAAGTTAATCTGTTCCACATAAGAGTGGAAATTCACTCGCCAATTTGGGCTAATCAAAAAGGATGTCGGCATTACCGACACCCCAACTGGTTACGCTACCACATCAGATGCAGTAGGCATTTCTAATATTTCTTCAACCGTATAGTCGTTTTCGATATCATCAATCTCGCCCCAAATATCCTCATCTGAGTTCCCATCTTGGGAATCCTCATTGAGATAAGTGAACTGCTCAAAGATAAGTGTGTCTCTAATCTGGGACTGTAAATTCTTAACATAATCCTTGTCAGATGATGACATATATTCCTGTGACTGCTTCTTATCTATCTCATCAATAACGGTCTTATTCTTATTGGTTACATATTTGTACACCTTGCGGATTGTATCTTCATCATATGAATCTCCATATCCTCCACAGATACGATTATAAATCTGAGCCAATCGTCTGTTATTATCTGCCTGTTCCTTATTCTTCTTGGTTCTAACAATTCTATGCTTATATCCCATCTTATCCTCAAAGTCAGATGCATACATTTCACATAAATCTTTGTCCTCATAACGACTGTAGCAGTTGGTAATCTGTCTTAAAGAATCATCCTCTTTAATCTTGTCGTTACTTCTATAAATGTATATCATCTTCATCTCATCCTCTAAGACCACATTGTATCTCTGACAAGTTCGCCCGGATATTCCGGCAAGACCACCAACATAATCCTGTGTCATGTGACCAATCTTACCTTGAAGATTAGGCATACCATCCTTACATTTCATATTGGCAGACCAATCAAATGAACTGACAAGAGCCACATAATATTTCAGTATGGATATTTTCTTCTTCATATCTGCATCATGTGTCAGAATCCTCTCAACCTCATCAGATGATACCATGACAAAATGCTGTCCTTCCTTTGAAGTATCAAAGTATAAATTCTTTATATCCAATACAAACTCAATTCCTTTACCAAATGACTGCACTATCTTAATCCTGTCCACGGCATCAAGTTCGTATATTCCACGCTGCAATGCATCCGTAAATGCTTTAGGATATTTCTCACTTACACCAACAAGTGTATAAGCCATTCTGTTGATAGATACACAGTCCTCTGTAATCTCCAATGACTTCAAAAAGATATTCTCATCCATCATCTTTCTAAGTGCTATGTATGCAAGCACTCCATCAGGCGTTAATGTGTTTCCTGTAACCAAATTTTCTTCTAAAAATAATCTCATTTTTTATGCTCCTTTTTATGTGTTTTTCTAGGGCGACAACTATGCCCTTTTTATGTGTATGGTTGTCCAAATCTACTGACAACAGGACAGATAAAATGGCATCATCTGTGACACATATTATTAGTAGATAAGGAATTAGTAGTAGATAAGTGATAGGACTCGTTTGCACGAGTTCCCATCTCTGGTTTTATTATTTTGTTTTCTTAATCTTGTCTAAAATTCCATCTGCATATTCAAATACAAATACGCTTCTCTTTCCATCTGAATCTGTTTTGTCGGGTTTAATATCAACCACCTTAAATCCATCCTTTAATAACTCACTCGCCTTGTTAGCAGTAAAGATAATAATTGTGTTCTTTTCCATTTGTAATATTCTCCTTTTGAATTTTCTTTTTTCTGTTGGTGCGTACCTTCTGGTACGAGTTCATAATCATAAGTTCTTCATCTGATAAATTGTCCTCTGTGGACAACTGCATTTCTAATAAATATTCGTTCATCTTTCTGTGTCCTTTCTTTTGTTATAGGGTGACTGTAATGTAGCCACCCACTTATATATTCTCTATTTAGTTTTCAATTAAGCCGTCTTTTTCAAAACGGAATACTTTGCTACATTTCTGAATGTAAAAGCCAGTGTGACCAATCCTCTCTCTAAATCTTTTATGGATTTCACACCGCACATATTGACCTGTTTCTGTTCAAAACTTCTCCAATGGTCATATTGTTTTGTTGGAAGAGATATATCTATTCCCAACTTCTCGCTGATTGTGGCGACATCTAACTTTGATTCAATCTGTTTTGTCTCGCTGTTGTATCTAATCTTCTGAGACAGTCCATACTTGTCCATTAACTGATAAAATTCTTTAATGTCGTGACGCTTCTCTACCTCATATAATTCTGGTAAATCCAATACATCACAAAGAAAGAATCTGTTTCTCTCTTTGAATGTGCTTGAATAAAATCCTTTGAACGTGCTGTCGATACAAAGCAACATCATCTTTCCTTCTTCTGTTTTTGGTAATGGGATATTGTATAAAGACCAAGCAAGTAGAGCAGTTGATCCTGCATACTTATTTGTATAGCCATAATTAGATACGCTTGCTAAGATATTAGGATTGATACAACGAGGATTTACATGGTCGTCTATATCTTTCCTACTGATATGATTGTCAAATGCCATCTCATTTCTGCAAAACGCTACATCACACCATACTCTTGTGCGTGATTTATTTTCCTTGAAATAAGCATCTGTACTTGCATAGATATTATCGAAATCATAGAAGTATTCTACATTCCAGTTTGGGTGTACACTCTGTACAACTGCAACTGTTGTGAGTGAATCAATATCATCACTCAATACTAAATCAAATTTTTCATTACTCTTATACCACTCAGGTACTTTACTTAAATATTCCACGTTCATTACGTTCACCATCTGGGCGAAATAATTCGCTCAGACAGTTAATCATAATGAAGATGAAATACTTGCGTTCTTTCTGCAAATCATTTCACCTTGCCTTTCTCTCTGATTTTGAGTTCTTCCTTTATTTTATAGTCGCCATGTCCTATTCATACATTTCCGACTTTTGTTCTTGTGATTTGTTCGCACAGATTTGTGCGTAAGATTATTTATGATTGTTATAGAAATCCATTACCTTAGAATATAGGTCTGGATATATTTTGATTTGTTCTTTCTCCCAACGACAGATAGTTGACTTGTTACATTCCGCATAATCGGCTACCACTTGTTGAGAGATTTCTAAACTTCTTCGCCATTTGCGAAATTCTTTTCCTGTCATTGTGTTCTCCCTTACATATTATGGTCTGATAAATCGTACCAAGCCCAGTCCATAATCTCTTCTGGAATCCATTCCGAACCGTCCAACCATGCTTGTGCAAGTTCTTCTGCATACTCATAAGCGTTCTCTTCTACAGTGTCCCAATCAATTAGAAGTTCTACATCTATCTCTTCTCCGAACATTGCAAGGATTTCCGCTTCCGCTTCTGCACGTTCTCTTTCTTCACGGTATGCTTGTGTGTATGGATTAGAATATCCATCTAATGACTGATACCGACAACCTTCATCAGCAAGTCCCCACTCTTCAATCATATCGTCTACAGAAGAGTGAGCATCTATGATACTGTTGAATCGGTCTAATCCCCAACCACCACCGTCATAGGATTGTCCACCTGCTACTCTGTATGCACCAAGAAAAGATGCGGAAGTTGCAGCAGACCTAATGGACTTACCACCAAATATTCTACTGAACAGTCCCATTAGTCATCACCTGACTTCTTCTTTTTACTGGTCTGATTTGGTCTTGGTTCTTTTGGCAGTGGCTTTCCAATGCCATAGATGCAGTTGATAAAAGCATTATATGTTTCCTCTGATAATCTTTCTTCATTCTGTTCAACCATAATGATATATCTTCTTGATACATTGCACCAATCAGCGACTTGCTGTTGTGTCTTACCATTATAATATCTCAGGAATTTTAACTGTTCTCCACTGAGCATTTTATCCCTCACTTTCTACAAAAAATGGGACGACCTATACACATATAAGTCACCCCATAATTATTCAAATTATTCCCAATGAAACTTTACTTTCTTTTGGTTTTCTTTTTATGTGTATTTTATTTACCTGTAGGTAATACCGTCTTAGCAACAACGATTGCTGTATCATCAGTAAGAGCCATAGCATAAAACTGAGATAAGTAAATTGTTGTCTGTCTGAGAGATGCATCCCTTGCAGTTTCAGCGAATGGATTCTCTTTTGGAATATAAGAGATAGCGTTCTTCTTCATTACAAGGATAAATCCCTCTGTGTTTGTTGTATCATAGAGACGATCAGATAATACAACTGGAATATCAAGGAAATAACCGATAATTCCGTTTACTGCAATACCGTTACCATCCTTTGTCATTGTTCTCTCACGAGAAGTGAACATATCCATCTTATAGAAAGATGGTGCAAAGAGAGATGAGATAACGATAGCATCAAAATCTGCACTGTCTCTGTCGTCACCGTAAAGTCCAAGCATAGCAATCATTTCGTCCTGTGTTACAGTGTTCTTAGCACCTAACTTATATTTAAGTGGGGACTTTAATGCCTCTGCAATAGCATCAGTATCATATTTTCTACCCACTGCGATTGCCTGCTGCTCTGCTGCTTCATTGATAGCATTTCCGAGTTCCACCTCAGAATCATAATCTGCAACTTTTACGGCTGGTGCCTGGATTGCTTTGATTGTAGCGGTTGTAGATGTCTGCTTCATCTGTGTTACATCCATAGGAGTATTAACATCCCAATCCTTACCATCTCCAATATAGCCCCATTTCGGCATAGTTAATGTCTCACCGACTTTGCCGTGGAGTTCTCCAAGATTAACAAGGAACTGTGCTACCTTGCATTTGCCTGTAATCTTTTCTCTTACGAGAGCAGAATACACGTCTGGCACTATAATATTAGTGTTAATTGTACTCATAAATTTTCACCATTTTAACCTTTCATATTTTCTTTGATTTCCGATACATCTGACTTAATCTCTTCAAGGTCAGATTTGTATGTATTCAATACCGTTACAAACTCAGCGTTTGTCTTTGATAATCTTTCATTGGTTTCCTGTGCATTAGCCAGAACAGTGTAAAGTTTTTCCTCACGCTTCTCTGACTGTGCTGTGAACTTCTCAAATGCTTTATAGATAAACCATCCTAAAGCAAGTACACAGACGATAGGAAAGCCAACAGAAGTAATCAATGTTTGAATTGTATTTACGTCCATTAGACCACCTTTCCCATTGAATAAGTGGTCATCACCACCTATTTATTCAATGCTTGATAAAGTGAAGGATTCTCTGCATAAAGTTTTGCCCTCTCTGCATATCCCATCTTCTTAAAATCTTCCCTTGTAATTCCTTTACTGGTCTGGTGATTTGATGGTTTGTTTGATCCGTTGAGAAAGTAGTTACCAAATAATGCACCTACCTCTTCTATGGTCTTGTCCATATCCTCACCGACATTTAAGAACTGTGCTAATCCTTCTGGAAGTTCTTTCTCTTTTAATTTGCTTGCAAGCGTCATTGACTTTTCCTTATTAGCAAGTTCTTTCTCTTTACTTTCGAGAGCAGAAATTCTTTCCTCTAATGCTTTCTCTGCATCAGATTTCTCAACTGGCTTTAATCTTGCAATCTCATCATTGGCAGTTTTAAGTTTCGCACTGTAATCTGTACGCACCTTATCTGTTTCTGACTGAACATATTTAGATACAAGAGCCATCTGCTCATCTGTTAAATTCAATTCTTTAATATCCATCTTTTAATCCTTTCCTGTTGCAGTCAGTACGCCCTAAGTTAAATTTAGTTCGTGGGGCTGCCCCATAAAAACTTTTGATATATTTTAACGTGCCGTTTTTTCGACCGTTATAAACCGGAGGAGGAAGGGACGATAGAACACCGTCCCATAAATAAATGATTACTATGTTAGATACTAGAAATTTTGTTGCATAAAAAATTTAGAAAATCGTTGACATTGACTTTCTATCCTGCTATAATAGTATTTGTAAAAGTTTCTTATGCTTTTCCATAGGAAAGAAATTTAATGACAAGAACACCAATGTATTCATAGAATTGTTGGTGTGTTTTTTATGCCCAAAACGCAAAAAATAAAAGGAAGTGGTTTTTATGCCACTTCCGATTTTTTATGCTTTATTCCGTATATCTCAATGTCTCCTGCTGCATCTTCTATAAGTGTTGGTGTTGTATCATCTGTCTTAACCAGTTTCTTCAATGTAGATGATTTCAGTTCCAATAATCCCTGTAAGATATAGTCCTCATATTTCTCTGCATCCTCGCTTGTAAGCAATGTGTAGAGTGTTGCTTGGTTCATCTTTATCTCTGCCAAATCTTCCAAGAAGTTTTCAATGGTCTGCTTTCTCATGCGGTTGTATTCACTCTTACCCAACTGAGTTTTCTCAACTCCTAATTTCTTATCGTCTTTGGCTCTTTGTTCGCATAATTCCAAGACCGCCTTAATCTTATCTTTGTCAACATCTCTTGATTTAATATCTGGCTTTCTCAGGATTTTATGCAGTGCCTTTTCTGTACCCTCAACTGTCATTGTCTTGTATGCAATCTCATCACCAATCATATCAAGTGTTGTATTATAAAAGATATATGTCTTTTTGCTGTCGTAATTTCCTTTCTTACCAAGTTCCTTAAAGAACATTGGATAACCGATTTTGCCATCTTCTTTGCTTTTGTATCGTTCTCTGATTTCTTTCAACTCATTTTTGTTATCTACAATCAGTGTTTTCTTTGCCTTATCAATTTCAAGACCTGACATTATAGATAACTGACATACATCCTTATACAATCTATCAATATAACTTTGATTCGGTTCTTCTTTATTCATCTCGTGCCACAATTTTGAGTTCAAGACCTGTGAGAGATTAACAATCTGACCTATAAGATTTTCACTGCTTTCATAATCCAACTTTGCAAGATTCTTTGCCGTGTATTCCTCTTCCTTCGGATCAGGTTCAATATCTGTTGTCGGAACTAAGAACTTATCATAATTCTTAACGGCTGCATCAATCATTATGTCGTTGTCAACAATCATCATCTGATCACTGTCGAAGTCCATTGAATTTGCTCTCTGTAAAACATTCTCACCTACTGAATTGATTACCATAATGTTGTCTGTCATATTGATGTAGGTTGTAACCAAATGGTTCTCAGTGTTATGTGGGAGATAAATATTTCCCATTGTGATATGTGGACTTCTGCAAGCAAGTAACTGTTTCTGTGAAAACGCTGTTGATATAATGTTTCCTTTACCAACTATTGTTGTCTCTGGCTCGTACTTTCCGATTGACTCCTGAAGCATTTCGATTGGATTTCCTAAGACCGTTGAGTAGTTACCATTGACCAGAATCCTGCCACACTTAATATCTGCTCTGATGCTCTCAATTACATTCTTCGCAAGATGTTTGTAAAGTTTTGTGTCCTTGAAGGACATATTCAGTTTCATCATTCTGTAAATTACATCTGCTTTTACATTCATCATTAAGTCGCTGTCCTCATCATCTGAGGTTGCTTCGCAGTAGTGATACATTGCAAGTGGATCTTTCCTAAGCAGTTCGATATAATCTAATGTCTGTTGTAATAATTCTGTGATTTTATTCTTTGTAATCTGTAAGGTGTTTAAAATCTGATAGTGTGTTCTTACTAACTTACCGCCAAAGTATTTGGTCGGCTTTTCATATTTTACTATTCCAAATGGGATATTTTTCTTAGAAATTTGTTTCAACCAATCATAGAACCAACTCTCGGTATCTCCGAATTTACAATATTTAATACTGCTTGGAGTAGTAATAAATTTGATGTCCTCGATTCTCTTTGCTGTTGTAGTTCCGTTTAACTGGGAAACATCTGTGATGTGGTTATCTTTGAACCACTGCTGAATATTGCTGTTAAAGCAACAAGATTTGAAGAATTTGTGACGAAGAAGTAACATTCCTTTGTCTTGGTAGTCACCCATCAGAGATTTATCAATCAGTGATTGTCCATCCCATATTTTGTTTTCAATCGTCATTTCTTTTTCTTCTGTGAAGAGTTTCTTATCTTTAAGTCCCACATACATAACCTTATCTTTGAATACTGATTTTACATCTTCGATAAGAAGTATGTTCTCCGGGCGAATATTTAAGTTTGCTGTTTTATGTGATAACAACAATGCTCTGTACGCTTCAAATGATGCAAGATTGATTTTTCTCTTCTTAGGATTGATACCGCAATCCGTAAACAGGTTCATTGTGTGAACCAGTTCCTTGTTGATGAAGAAACATTTACCTTGTCTTGAAGCACTTCCTGATCGACACCATCTAACATATTCAATATCGTCAATCTTGAAAGAGAAATCTTCCTTATCATATATCATATATCTGATGGTTTCTTTTGTCTTTCCGTCTACCCTGTACTTCTTGACCTTGCCCTTATCATCCTTATCATCTTCGAGAGTGCTTCTAAATGAAGAATATTTGAATGTTAAGTATACTACTTGGTCTGTTGCTAACTTTCTTCTGACATTGAAAAATGCTGTCTTTGTCATTCGTCTGTCTGCAATCACTCGACCTAATTCATCCAGTGCCATACTGCTATCTAATTTCATTTTGAATAACTGGGGATTTCTCAGATGAAGAATTTCATCTTTTGATTCATCATAGTAATCGTAATAGGAAGATAATCCAGAAGGTACGATTTCTTTTGCAACCTTAATCTCTTTGCCCTTTTTGTTCTTTGTTGATTCTACCTCTACTCTAAATAAGTCGGTAGCATCAATGCTCATAATCTTCAAGCCATTATCTAATATCATTTATTTCCTCGCTTTCTGTGTATTTGGCTATCAGATTTATCCCTTACATAATATATATCGACACAAGTTATAAAAAACTTAACCCTTTTTTGTAAACTTTTTACAAAACTTATGTTCTCTACATAGATATTATATCATATTCTATGAAAATATCAAGTAAGAGATAAATCTTTTTTCGCCAAGTTATAGGTTACTCTGTGATTTCCAAATCTTTACTTGCTGTTACTCCGTTGACCGTACACTTGACAGTGATTGTATGTGCAAGATAACTCATTGCAGCAGAAGTCAACTTAATCCTCTTGCTATTAGTAGACGATCCCTTATACCAAACGACCATAGAATCATTTGTATATTCAGTTCCATCAATGAAGCAAGTCCATGTAAAGTCAGCAGTTGTCATATCGGCAACGACTGTTTCTGTAATATCCTGTCCATTCTTATCAGCAAACAGACAAGTAAGTGTCTTATAAGAGCCACCAACCTTAATCGTATCTGTTGATGCTGATATGCTCGTTGTATAATTGACTTTCGGTGTTGTGTCTGCAATAGCCATAGTTGTTGTACAGGTAGCACCACCGCATGAAGCAACAATATCAACCGAACCTTCTTGAAGCATAGTCATAAGACCATTATCATCAACCGTAGCAATCTCAACATTAGAAGATTCATATGATATATGTGGATTCTCTACAACATCCCCATTGTTGGTCACGGAATAAGTCAACTGATATGTGTTGTTCTCCTTCAGATCAAATGAGGTTACACCAGTATATTCAATCTTATAGTTGTCAACCGGTGCTTGCGTCTGCTCCAAATACAGATAGAACAGATTATTATTCTTAAAGGTATTCCCAACCTTATAATAGTTGCCAAATCCCTTAAAAGAGTCGTTCACCTTTATATTCTCCACTGCACTGTTGTACCCTGTGTACAACGCAACAGCACCATTCAACTGTGTAATAGTTCCATGAGCCACAGTCCACTTGTCAGATACTACAACAAATGGAATACTAGCAGTACCCTTATCTGTCTTAACCTTATAGGTCATATCACTTCTGACTGCAATAGATGTAAAATATATATCACTCTCAATTCCGTCCTGAGAAGTTACAATATAATTTTCTCCATTCAATACAAAGATAGTTCCAATATGAATAGGTGTACTCTGAGCATAGAAAAATCTAACCTTACCTTGCGGTGTGGTACTACGCTGATTTCTGCGAAAGAATACATCATACTTGGTATCTGAATTGAAGAAATCTGCAACTGTGATTTTTTCTCTATTCATGGTCATATCAAATTGCTTCTGTGTACGACCAAATACATTCGCATAATTCATGTATCTCTCCTTTCCAAAACAAAACAATAATAAATCCAAAGAATAACATCTCGTTGAAAACGAGTGGTATCACTTGTCTATTATTAACTCTTATCTACTACTAATATGTGTCACAACTACCCCACTTTTATCCCTATCGTTGTCACGATATTTGGACAACAGTAGGGATTTATTGGGGGTTGTTGTCACCCTAGAAATTAACTTGCTTTTTTGATTAGTTTGCTATCATCAAACCATTTCAAGTTACCATTCTTATCTAATGGCAGTTCCATCTTTGAGCCATCATCAAATTCAATCACCTGTGTTACTCTGCCGTTATCTGCCTTGATCCATTTCTTCATTGTTACATCCTCACTTTCTGTCTGTTTGCCATATTATCCAACGGATTAAATCTCTCAAAGTCCATCTGTAAGTCCTGACCGAACATTGCTACATATTCCTTTGTAACAGTAAGGTCACTATGTCCCAATATCTTCTGTAGACGAAACATATCACCACCAGCAAGAATCCACTGTTTAGCAAATGTATGACGGAATAAATGGCAGGAAGTTTTATTAACATTTCTCTTGATGTTATATCTTCTTACCAACTGCTGATAGGTTCTCTCTATTGCTTTCTGTCCATATTCATTGCAGAACAGATAATCAGAACCTTCTCCACCACGGACAAGCAAATACTCCTGAAGGATTTCAGCAAGTGTATTTGAGAGTGGTATAATCTGCTGTTTACGGTTCTTTGTCTTGCATAGGTTAATTGTTCCATCTTCAAAGTTAATATCACATATACGGACATTAAGAGCCGTAGAGATACGATTACCAGTAGCAAGAAGATAATTCTCAAATACCCATGTCTTATAGCAAGAGAATGTGCAGTTATTGGTGTCTGGTTTAACCAATAGACGCTGCAACTCTTCATCTGTATAGGTTTCTTTAATCTTCTTCTCTGCTTTGATAAGTTGTATCTTAAAGGTTGGAATGTAATTGCAGTCCATACAGTAGTACAGAAATGCTCTTACAGACCGTAAATATGAATTGATGGTAATATCATTCGCTTCTGTATTCTCTCTGAGCCAAAGAATGTAATCGTCTATGGTATCAGATGTAATGGAAGATAATGATGTTTCTCCATTAAGAAACTCGTTGAAATGAACCATCTTTTTCTTATAACTTTCAATGGATAATTCTGTCAGATTTTTGACACGACACTTACGAAGAAACAGTTCAAATGCTTCTTCAATAGTAGGAGTTGAAACTTTAGACATTGTAATTTTTTGCATATGGGATTACCTCACTTTCTGTGTTATAATCCCACGAACGAAAAAAAGAACCAATACTACGAAAGTATTGATTTTCTTTTCAATGCCCAGTTCCGGAATCGAACCAGAGACACAAGGATTTTCAGTCCTTTGCTCTACCAACTGAGCTAACTGGGCATAATGCCT